GGGTCAGGCATCAATTGCAAGCGGCGGTAGCGGCCTTCGCAGGTGTTCCAGTTGCACAGGGCCACGATCTCGCAGCCGGGCGGTTCAGGCACTCGCGCATCAGGTTCCCGCTACCGGCGCTGGGCTCAAGGATCGTCTTGCCCCGTAGGTCGAGGCAGTCGAGCATGGTGGCCGCGACTTCGGGCGGGGTCGGGTAGAAGTCAGGGTTGAACATTGCTCAGACCTGTGACCAATCAACCCGAACCGCAGGGTGCAGCTGGCCATCAGCAATGGCGGCAGCAGCGGCACCTGGATCCATGGCGGCCAGTGTCTTGGTGAGAGCAGCCACAAAGGCGGCGCGGCGCTGCTGCCTTGCCTCCTCGGCCCTGGCAGCCGCCTCCCGCCGCTCTGCCTCCATCTCGGCCTGCTGCCTGATGCGTGCCTCCTCCCGAGCGGCTGCCTCCTCAGCCAGGCGCTCGGCCTCCTGTTGCGCAAGGCGGGCCGCCTCCACCTGGGCCAAGGCCTGGGCTTCACGGGCCAGTCGATCAGCCTCTACCGCTTCCTGTCGGATCCGCTCAATGCGCTCGGCCTCTTCCCGGGCGGCCTTCTCGGCGCGCAGGGCCTCCAGCTCAATGCGCTCCGCCTCCTGGGCGGCAAGGGTGTCTCGCAGGAACTCAAGCCGCTCAATGGCCTTGGCTTGACGATTGACACCGGCCTGGGCAAACTCCTCAAGGCCGGAGGTGTCGATCGCCAGCAGCTCAGCCAGGCGGGCTTCAGCCTCAGCCGCAGTGGTGATCTCCTCTGCTAGGGCGGCAATGCGATCGAGCACAGCGCGGTGGGCATCCACGCGGGCCTGCTCCTCGGCTTCGATCGCCTTGATGGCCGTTTCGTGGGGCTCAATCAGGCCTTGAACGGCTGCCTCCAGGCTCTTGGCGGTTTCGTCAACGGCCTTGCCGCGCTGCAGGTGAACAGCCTTGGCGTCCTTCCGGGCTCGCTCGATTCTGCCCTTGAGCTGACGGAGTTCATGGACCCAGGAGCGGGCCCGCTTGTTGTCCGATTTGTCGTGGTAGTCGAATGTCTTGGTGGGTGCCGTTTGCCCAGCGATCGCAATGTCGTTGGCAATGGCCTCCCAGCGGGAGATGGCGACGGCGTCGTTATCGGCCGGGACGATGGCAGCTTGCGGAGGGGTAGTGACCTCCGTGGCAGCAGGCGCCTTAGTGGTGGTGGTCATGGCCTGTCTCGTGGGTGGTGGGAACGTCTCCGCCCCCGATGCCCATACCTTAACGCATCCGTGACGCCCTGCCCCTCCCAGCGTGGGCCTGTTCACAATCCGTCACATCAGCGCCGCCCGGACGCGATGGCGTGAGATCCCCAGCCGCTGAGCAATCGCCCGTTGGCTCTGCCCCTCGCGGTGCCAGCGGCGGATCCGCTCGGGTTGGGTCTCGGTGGCCCAGGCCAGGACGGCCAAGATGATGATCAGCGGAGTCAGCGCCCAGAACAGGACGCATGAGATAGAGGTGAGCATTGCTGTCCCCAGGGGCCGATCTGCTGGCCTCGCCTGGGGTGAGCAGACCGTAGCACGGATTGGTGTTCATGGTGTGTGGTGCGTCCATGGCACCATATAAACGCCAACGCCACCACGGCCAGCAATGCCCCGCGTCTTCTCCTACGACCGCGTCAGCTCAGGCCAGCAGCTGCAGGGCGGCGGGCTCCGCCGGCAGGGCGACGCCGCTGCAGCATGGGCCGCCGCTCACGGGATCACGCTGGATCCGCTCACCCTCCGTGATGGCGGCCGTTCCGCATTCCACGGCCACAACCTGACCCGCGGCGCTCTCGGCCGGTTCCTGGAGCTGGCCCAGGCGGGGGAGCTGGGGGATGGGCCAATCCTGCTAGTGGAGGCCATCGATCGGCTCAGCAGACAGGAGCCACTGGACGCAATTGAGGTGATCCTCGGCGGCCTAGTCGGCTCCGGCGTGCGGATCATCACGCTGGAGGACGGCTCGGAATACAGCCGGGAGGCGATCCGCTCCGACCCCGCCCGGCTGTTGGTGCTGGTGGTGCGGATCCAGGCGGCGCACGATTACTCCGCCCGCCTGTCGCGTCGCTCGACTGCGGCCTGGCGGCAAGCGGAGGGCGACCTAGCGGCAGGCAGGCTCCGGCGACCCGCCACCCTCCGCCCCAGGTGGCTCGATTGGGATGGGGAGCGGTTCACATTCAACGCCCACGCCGAGGCAATCCGCCAGATGGTGGCGATGGTTGGCGATCGGGGATTGTTCGCTGTCGCCCGTGACCTGAACGACCTGGGCCTATTCACCGCCACTGGCCGGCGGTGGACTGCTGCTGGGGTCCGCCAGGCGGTGGGCCATCCGGCGATCTGGGGCGCCGCTCGGATCCGTGGCGAGCTGCTGCCGGGCGCATTCCCGCCGATCATGGATCGCGCCGAATGGGAAGCGCTGCTGCTGCGGATCCAGGCGCGGGGCTGGCAGGCCAGCCGGGGGCGGAATGGCCAGACACAATGGATCGGGCAGGGCATCACTCGCTGCTGCTGCGGCGCTGCGGCGACCACGAAGGCGACGCGCTCGGCCGGGCGGATGATTCGTTATCTCCTGTGCTCCGATCGTGGGGCCCGGTTCAGCTGCCATCGGCCAGCGCTGCGGCTGGAGGTGGCGACCGCTCACCTGTTGATTCGCCTCCAGCCGGCGCAACTGGCGGAGCTGATCGGACGGGGCGGGGATCGATCATCAGCCATTGGTGCGGCGGTGGCCCGCCGCCAGGAGCTGGAGAGCGCCGCCACGGCAGCAGCAGCGGCGAGGGGCCACACGGCGGCGGCAGTGAAGTTGGCGGCCAGATCAGGCGCGGGGCTGGCGTTGCTGATTGAGGCGCATCAGGAGGCGGAGGCAGAAGCGGCGCAGGCTGAGCAGGCGCTGGCCCAGGCCTCGGCTGAGCTGCAGCAGTTGCAGGCGTCGCCGCAGCTGGAGGCGCTGGCGCCGGAGGTGGCGGCCATGCTGAACACGTTCGCGATCGGTAGCGCGACGGCGCCACAGCGGCAGGCGGTGAACCGTGGCCTGAGCCGGCTGGGGCTCAGGATCACGATCGATGGCGAGCGCTCAGCGATGGCGCTGGCGCTCAGCGATGGCGCTCCAGAGTGGCAGCCGGTGCGGCGGGAGCAGCTGGAGGCTCTGGCGCATGGCCTCACCGGCTCCCGGACGACGGCGGAACCGGACGGGCTGGTGATTGTGGGGGCAGAGGGGGCGATGGTGTGGCTGTAGTGGCCTGGGCGGCCAGCTCTACGGCCGCAGATGTGCGGCACTACCGCTAATAGGCGCATCTGCAGGCCATGATGCGCAGGCACACGGAACCACGGGCCATGGCCGCCAACGATCACGAGTTGCTCAATCGCCTGGCGGTGGCGCGGGCACGGTTCGGACGGTTCCTCCGCACCTGGCGGGCCGTCAATAATTGGAGCAGCCATACGACAGCCGAATGGGCCACGGTTCGGCCTGATCTGCTGCCGTTCAAAATTACATCGCCGACTTGGGTTACGTTTGAAAATGACCAGAAACCTAGCCCGTATCCCGAGACGTTCATTGCATTGGAACTGCTGAATCGTGCGGTGGCAGCTGAGGATTATTCAGGTGTGACAAAACGGGCGCTGTTGGATCGGCTGCAGGGGAGCCGCCCGGTGCGCCATGACGACGGGGCGCTGTGGACAGCGGCGGATTTTTTTGAATGCTTCCTCGGTGGGCTGGAGCCCCCGGCTGAGTTTGCCGTACCCCGGTTTGATGGCGCCGCAGCGGGTGCGGCCTGGCGGGAGGCGTTCGCTGCGGCAACGCGCGCGAGGGCCACCACCGGTGGCGCCATGGGGGCATTACTGGCGATGGCCAGGGCGACGGGGCTGGACCAGGAGCTGGCGGGCGCGGCGGCTGAGGTGGCCCATGGGGCGCCGATGCCTGATGAGGCGACAGCGGCGGCGCTGGGGGCAGCGCTCACGAATTGGAGCGCTGCAGGTTGACGCAATCGATCGTGAGCGGTTAGGCTGCACGTGCAGGTCGGCGCGTTGCCGGCCGCTGAATTTCCATGGCAGAACCGCTCACACGGGCGAATTATCACAGCCATCCGGCGGTGAGTTCGTCCCAGCCAAAACGCGCCATTACTGGCACCGGCCGCGATTATTGGGCGCATTACGTCAACCCTGATCGAGCGCCATTTGTGCCGTCTGAGGTTATGCGTCAGGGGTCACTCTGCGACGTATTGATCAGCACTCCCGGCGACTTCCTGGATCTGTATATCGTCATGCCGGACGACGCGCCACGGCGGCCGACCGCAAAGCAATTGTTGGATGGCCGCGATAGCAGAGCCGGCACAAAAGCGCATGACGGCTATCTCGATGCTCAGGATCGGGAGACGTGGTGGCAGGCATTCGAGATGAGGGCCAGCGGTCGGGAGATCATCTCCCGCGGCTGGCATGACCGGGCCTCCACGATCCGCGACACGCTGGTTGATGACCCAATCATTGGGCCGATCCTGAGGGATGCAATCGCCAGCAGCCAGCAACCTCACCTATGGGTGGATGATGCTGGCCAGCAGCACCGTTACCTCCCCGACCTAGAGACTGCTTCGGGTGGGTTGTGGGACCTGAAGAAAGCCCGCTCCGCCAACCCCAGGCTGGCCGCTGCTCAGGCGTGGCAATTGGCCTATGACGTGCAATTGGCGCATTATTCCCTCGGCTATGAGGACCGCCACGGCAGCACGCCAACCCAGCAGGGCCTGATCACCTACGAATGGGATGCGCCCCACAATTGCTGCCTGATGGTGGCGACGCCTGAGCTAATCCAGGCGGGGCAGCAGCGCAGACAGGAGGCGCTGGAGCGCATTGCCCGCTGGGAGGCTGAGCAACATTGGCCCAGCTATGGCGAGGCTCGCTGGGATGAACCGGCATGGCGGAAATCTGGGGGCGAGGCTCCCGCAATTACTGAAATTGTTCTGTTCTGATGACTGATCCAACCTCACAACTCGCGACCACTGACGATGCGATCCGGGTATTCTCTGGGATCGCCGCGTTTGACGCCGCGCAGAAAATGGCGAAAGCCCTCAGCAGCTCGACACTAGTGCCAGCCGCATACCAGGGCCAGTCAGGGCTAGCCAACTCACTGATTGCGTTGGAGATGGCTGGCCGGATGGGCCTCTCTCCGCTCATCGTGATGCAGAACCTGCATATCATCCACGGCCGCCCCAGCTGGAGCAGTCAGTTTCTCATTGCCACGGTAAACGCCTGCGGTCGGTTTTCCCCGCTGCGATTCAGCTTTGACCGGGAAGATAATCCGACATCATGCTATGCCCACGCTACTGACAAGCAGTCGGGTGAGCTATTGAAAGGGCCAGCCATCACGATGGCGATGGCGCAGGCGGAGGGGTGGAGTACGAAGTCTGGATCCAAATGGAAGACCATGCCCGAGCTGATGTTGCGCTATCGCGCCGCTGCATTCTGGGTGAGGCTGTACTGCCCAGAGATCAGCCTGGGGCTCGTCACTCAGGAGGAAGCGGTTGATATCGAGGCCGTCACCATCTCCGAGGTGCCGGCACCTGCCCCGGCGGCGGTGGCCGCTATCGCTCCAGAGCCTGAGCCTGAGCTGCCGGCCGAAGTGGTGGAGGTGGCCGAGGTGGTGGCCCCGGTCGAGCCTGAGCCCGCTGACCCACTGGCGCGGGGGTTGGAGTCGATCGCCACCACCACCACCACAGAGGGCCTGGACCGCGCCGCTCAGCGTGTTGCCCAGCTGTTGGGCGATGGCGCCATCAATAAGGCCGGCGCAGCTGAGCTGCGGGCTGCAATCCGTGCTCGGGCAGCGGAGATTAAGGAATGACCAACAAATCCTTTGGAGTCTTCATGCGAACCGATGAGTATCAACGGGTAGAGCGCTATGCCGCCCAGCGGCGGATCACGATCTCTGGGGCAGTGCGGGAGTTGATCCGCACCCACCCCGAGATCGCGATGGGCAGCGTCCTCCCATCGCTCCGGCTCACCGCCGCACATCGAGCCAATGGCCAGGTCTGATCTCCAGTGGTGGCTCAATCAGGCCGGGCGCCGGCCGTTGCTGACGCCCGCCCAGGAGATCCAGCTAGGGCATCTGGTGCGGGCTTGGCTGGATCACCCGCCACCGCCACCGCCACCCGCTGAGCGGCGGGGCCGGCGGGCCAGGGATCGAATGGTTGAATCCAACCTCCGCCTAGTCGCCAACGTGGCGCAGGGCTACAGCTCACGGGTAGCACCCTCGGCACTGCCCGACCTGATTCAGGCGGGCAACATGGGGCTGATCCGGGCGGCGGAAAAATTCGACCCGGCGCGGGGGTATCGCTTCACGACTTACGCCTACGCCTGGATCCGACAGGCGTTGATGCGACATTGCGAGAACTCAGAGCACAGCGGCATCAGGCCCCCGCAAACGCTGGCGCCACAGGCGGCCCGGCTGAGGCGCACGACGGCCGACATGACGGCGGAGCTGGGCCGTGCGCCAACGCGGGATGAACTGGCGGAGCGGCTGCGGATTGATCCGGCAGAGCTGGATCTGATCCAGTCGAGGGGGCGTCCGGTTGCAAGCCTGGATCAATTGGTGGGCGATGACGGCGGCGGCACCACGCTGGGTGATCTTGTCGCCGTTGCAGCGCCGGGGGAGGATGACCCATCGCCGGAGCTGAAGCGGTTGCGGGCGGTGCTGGCGGAACTGCCGGCGCAACAGCGGGAGCTGCTGGAGCTGCGTTGGGGGGTGGCGGGTGAGCCGGTAGCACCGGGGGAGATCGCCGCGCTGTTGGGCCTGACCCAGGTGGAGGCGATCAGCCGGCTGGCTCGGGCAGTGCTGGAGGTGCGGATCCGGCTGGGGGGCGTAGCGCAGGGGGAGCTGCCGCTGGTGGAACGCTTCGAGGTGGTGGCGGCGCCGCCTCTGCTGGAGGTGCCCACCGTTGAGCTGAACCGCCCCCGCTCACGAGCGATTGCGCCACCACGAGAGACGGCGGAACCACGGGAGGCGACGGCCCAGCTGGCGTTGCTGTAGGTCAGCCGCGAGGACGCATTCGAGTTCGAGGATCCGCCCAATCGCCTGACGGAGCAATTGATCCTGAATCGCGTCGCGCATGGTGAGCCGCTCGGCGGCTGCCAATAGCTCGGCGTGCGACATGGCCCTGAGTTCGCGGCGATCGGCCTCCAGGGCGAATGCACGCTCAGGGGAGGGGCTGTAGATCATCCAGGGGGCTAGGCCCATGGCGCAGGTGGGGAGGGGTGAGGCAGTCTGAGCAATTCCTAGGATCAGCCGGCTGGGTCGGTCCCACCCGTAAGGGCGGACGCGGTGGTGGTGTTGTACGGCGCCACCTGAAACCGTATCGGAGGCCCAGTCCCCTATTGACATGCGGCAGGGTGCTGTGCTCTGCTGCAAAGGTCTGGCAGCGATGCCCGGCGTTCGTACATGGATTAAATCATGCGCAAAACCTTTCAGGGTGTCTGCAGTGGCTGCGGCATCACCTATATCAGCGGCTCGCAATCCAGCACGTGGTGCTCTCAGCGGTGCTCAAAGCGGGCGTATTGGCATCGTCGTCGGGCGCGGGAGCTGCGGCCGATGCAACTCCAACTGATGCCAGCAGCCAGCAACGGCTTGGAGGTGCGGGCCTGGCAGGGCACACCGATCCAGCGGCGGGCGGCTGATGGCTACGTGAACGCCACGGCGATGGCCAAGGCAAACGGTAAGCACCTGCCTCACTACATGGCCAACGGGCGGACCGTTGAGTACCTGACAGCGCTTTCGGGGTCAGTCGGAATTCCGACGGACCAACTGGCAACATCCATCACCACCGGCACCAACGACCAACGCGGCACCTGGATCCATCCCCGCCTTGCCGTTGACCTCGCCCGCTGGATCAGCCCGGCCTTTGCCGTGTGGATGGATGGCTGGTTCCTGGAAGCAACCCAACGGCCAACACCGGTAGCGCTTCAGCCGGCAGTTGTGGATCCACTGAAATACGCAGAGACGTTGCTGTTCACAGTGAACCTCTATGAGAACAACCATTGCACCGCCGAAAGTCTACGCCATGAGATTATTTATCAGGCGCAAACAATTGGCGATTACTACACCAAGCGGTTAAGCGGTGCTCTCCCGCCGATGCCAGTGGTGTCATTGCGTGGCGCCGCTGACCAGATTGAACGGATCAGCGGCCGCCGCCGCCGGCAGGGGGTTTGCTGAGCAATAGAAAGGCCCCGGCCACCTGTTGAGGTGATCGGGGCCGGAGCGCCACTCGTTGGCAGGCTAGGGAGCTGTTCACAGCAAAAGGCCCCAGCCGTTGACGCGACTGAGGCCCAGGGGGTCAAACAAAAAAACAACAGGCGGTGCTCACCTGTGAGATCAATCTAGCAGACCCATCACGGCTTCGGGCACGACCCCAGCTTCCAATCGACGTACAGACCCCTCGGATCCGTCGCCCGCAGCCACGTCATCAGCCTGCGATAGTCGCCCTCACCCGATAGGCCGATGCAGCCGGCGGTGCCGGGGCTGCCGGCTCGGGCGTTGGAATCGATGTGGACCTCGATATTCCCCCGCTCCGTCCGGCCGGGGCCGACGAACGCCAGAGGGATTGACACCGGACCCAGGCCAGGCCCCCAGCTGCCCGAGTAGTCATCCCGCACCCCCGTCGCCCATGCCGCATCCCCGACGCGCCAAAGCCCCTCTGGCAACGGCTCCAGGCTGCCGGCTTTGCTCGCACTTGCGAGCCTGAACGCCTGCCGCCCAGGGGCGCCGCTGACCACCTCCAGGTGGTCGATCTCGACACCGCCGCGCCAGTACCCCAGCCACAGCACCCGCAGCCCATCGGCGGTCGTGCGGCTCGTGGCGGTGAGCCGTAGCCAGCTACCGGGGTCCGCTTGTTTGCCGGCCTGGCTCCAGGTCTCAAACCACGGCCGATCACGCCTCATCGCCACCTCATATCCCTTCAGCCTGATGTCAGCCTCCAGCAGGGGGATTGCTGCCCGTTGGTGCGGCAGATCCCGCCAGTAGCGAAACAGCTGCTCCAGCGTGATCGGTGCGTTGTTCATGCTCAGGGGGAGGGTTTGCGGTGGTCCTGGGCCAGTAGTCCGGCAAGGAATGAGAGGGCATTGGTGCCAAATGTGGTCAGCGCCGCCAGTGCTGCAGCCTGGTGGCCGTCATGGCGAACCACCTCAACAACCACCACGGACGACAGCACAATCAGCAGGGCCGTGATGAGTCTGAGGATCGCCCCGACGACACGACTAGACCAACTGTTCACCGGTCACCCTCCAGCACGCTGACGCGGGCCTCGACACCGCTGATGCGATCGATCACGCCGCGCTCTACCTCAGTGATCCGCTCGAACAATTGCCGGTTTGCCAAGCTCGATTCCTTGCGGTCCTCACGCATCTCCTGACGGATCAGGACCAGCTCAGCGGTTATGGATTGCAATCCCGTCGTGAGGCGAGCTGACACCACCTCATTTGATCCGGTACGGCGTCCCCAGCCCAGGAATAAGCCCAGGCCGGAGGCGATCAGTACAGCGGCAATCTCAGTCGGCATGGCATCACAGCAGCGTGAGTTTCAGGATCCCCAGGCTCTGGTCCAGGTCGGTCGTATAGGTCTGACCGGAAGCAACCGTGATGCTGCTTCCATGGTCGTAGTAACAGATCAGGTTCTTACTGGCGGCCGTATCATTGACCAGATAGCCATAACGAAACGGCCCGAATCCTGATCCGCTGCCGGTCCATATGGGCGGGTCGCCCAGGATCAGCGTCAACACACCCGCGCTTTCGGTCAGACTGACAATGGAGGACGTACCACCGCCAGCGGTATACCCACCGCCGGTTGCCAGCTCGCCGGTTACATCAGCCGCCAGGGCAGAGGTCTGAGAAGGTGCAGTATTCGTCAGCCGCCACTTGAGGGTATCGGCCGATAAGTCGTGTTTCCTCTGGGCCAGTGCCAGGAGAAACGGGCGGAACACAAGCGGGGTGACAGTTGCCATGCCTCAGGTTACGGAGGAATTCAGGGCCTGAGCCGCCACCGTGACCTGTGCAGTGCCCACCCTGCTAGACCGCTGACTGCTGTAGGTGGACTCCGCTGCCACCACCGACACGCCGACCCCGGCAGTGCCCACCCGGCTGGATTTCACCAGCGAGTAGGACGACTCCAGCTGCTGCGGTGTCACCCGGACCTGAGCAGTGCCCACCCGTGTCGAGCGGTTGACCGTGGTAGTCAGCCTGGTCCCGCCCAGCGGCAGGTAGCGCTCCACATAGTCGTATTTCGCCGGGTTGTATTGCAACGCCGTAATAGGATATTCATCGCCGTTCTGCTCGCCAACCGTTAGCACCCGCCACAGACTGAACGCATCCGAATAGATATAACAACCGGCCACCAACGGCACAGCCGGCAGAGCGCTTGCGAGCGTGAGGGTGGACCCCGAGGCGCCGACCACCGCACGGGAGGCCACGGTGCCATCAGCGAGGGCCACCATTGCTACCGGTGAGGTCGTCGCCGGCAGTGATCCGACAGGCGTATCCAGGACCACGGTGGTGGTGGTGCCGCCCACGATCCGCCCCCCACGGCGTGCTCCAGAGCTGTGCAGCTGATCCTCCGTTGCGATGATCATCCCCGGCCGCACCGCTACGCCAGCCGACGCCAGGGCCTTGAATGTCACAACGTCGGTCTCGCTGTTCTCCGTCGCCAGCAGCATGAACCCAACTCGCCGGGCCTGACTCTGAGAGCAACAGCCAAACCCCTCGACGCTGGCAACGATCGCGCCATAGCGGGCGATGCCCTCCCGGTCCTCAATCACCTCATAGGCCACATCCTGCTGATCACGATCAAACCAGCTGACGACCGCAACGGTGTGGCGCTGCGTTCGGCTTGAATTGGAATAGGTGAACCCTTCCGCGCCAATGTTCGATTGATTGAACACATGCGCCGCGTCTGCTGGCCGGTCCTGGCCGAGGCTCACCCCGCCCGACTGCCAGAACGGCATCGCCCGGAACACTGAAGCCAGGTCGTTGATTGCTTTATACGCTTCGGTGCTTGATTGCAACGCGACGTGACAGCTAAACCGGGGCTCTGTGGCGCTGCCCACCCCGGTTGGTACCCGGCCATTGGCGTAGACCGATGCCGCGTAAAACGCCCAGCGGTCCAGGTCGCTGCCGTTGACGTGATCACCGGTCCCGTACCTGGCGGTCGTCAACAGGTCCCACAGCTGCCAGACCGGATCGGTCGTCCATCGCGGGGTCGAGAACGTCCCATCCCAGACGCCGGCAAACGTCAGCGAGCCATCTGCCGCGCTCACCGTGGCGTTGCTCGGAACCGCCACCTTCATGGCCCGGATCCGATACGACCGCGCCGGAACCGTGGTGAACGTGCTGGCCGGGGCCTGCAGGAACACCAACGCCGAGTGCGGATAGCTCAGTTTCGCGTAGGTCAGCTCCGTGTAGCTGGACCAGCTGAACTCGTCGTAATGCCGATCACCGCTGGGGTCCTTCTCGCTGGAGGGTCGATCGATCGTCTCCCGGACTACCCGCACCCCCACGGGGAACGTCCCAGATAGCGGCACCGTGAGCGTTCGCTGGAAGGGGTCAGCTGAGCGGCCATAGACGCTATCACGCGCCGCCATAAAATAAGCGCCGCCGTTATAGCTGAGATGCACTTGCCAGTTTACCTCATCCTTGCGCGTGTCGCCATTCTCTAGGTACTTCTCCAGCCTGGGGAATGACACCGTAACCCGTACCGCGTCAGTGTCTGGATCGGTGATCGTGCGGCTGACTGGCGTGGCATTGGCGACCGTGACGCCGACTGACACTTCAGTCTGCACCGCCTCAAAGCCCGGCACATAGGTTTGATCTGCGGTGCCATAGCGCACGGCAACCGTTAGATCTTGGAAGTTGTAATCATCTGCTGATGGCGCTTCAGGGTTAGCCGATGCTTTAAGGATTGGCGTGCCATCAAGGAAAATATCCTTGAGCATTGCCACGTTATATGCTGCGCTGCCACGGATATAGGCACGGGCGGACGGAAAGCCTTCAACCTCCCCTTCACTGATTAGGTCAATCAGCTGGATGTATTGCGTTGAATTGAGCGAATCCTTCGCAGTCTTCGGCGTGGTGGTGCCCGTCGCCGCTTGTTGCCCGCCAGAGCCTGAGATGATCATGCGACGCTCAACCCAGCCGAGATCACCACACTGCCAACAATTGGCTCGCCATAGCAGGCCGGCACCGGCACCCCCTGGCGGCTGGTATTCGTCACCCCGCTGAAGACATAGGACGCACCCACCTTTGGGTTGCCCTTGATCCCCTCATCAATCCGTGGCGTGGGGGTGAGCAGCTGGGCCACGCCGCCCAACACGAGAGAGGTGCCGATCCCCATCAGTGGCGAGGCCAGCGCCAGGCCAAACAGCTGCAAACCGGGCACAAACGACAGGCCGATCAGCGCAACGCCGGCAATGATCCGCCCAGTTGCCCCCGCACCCGACACCACCGGCGTAATGGTGATCGTCCCCACCACAGGGAACGGCAGCAGCTCCGCCTCCAGCAGTTCGCCATCACCCCGCACCTCATAGAATTGCCCCATCATGTGAGCCTCCAGATCAGGCCAATTCGCCAGCAGCCAACGCACCGCCTCAGCTGGCGATTGCACCATTGCCCGGAACTGCTGCCCCCCGCAATGGTCCGCCAATTGCCCGTAGAGCTTGATAGTCCGCATGGCGCAGTATTCGTCCCGTCTGCCGCTGCCACCATTCTGTATAGGGCTCCCGACCCGATAGCCGGCCCCGGATGTGGTGGAGGATCAGGCCGTCCTCTAGCAGCACAGCGCAATGGTTGAGCTGGCCGGCGGTGGAGCGCAGCGCCATCAGCAGCAAGTCGCCCGGCATGGCCTGGCCGGGGAGGGCCTCGACGAATCCGGCCGAGGGCCAGTGCTGATCAAACGTCGGCGCCGCCTCGAATTGCCGAGGCGTGGCGGGCCTCGGGAAATCCGGCAGCCACAGCCCGTGGTCGCCGTACCAGTCACGAGCCAGCGTCCAGCAGTCGGCCACGCCCCATACCCACGGCCGACCGATCAGTGGCGGGCGGCCGCCCTCCGGCGACAGATGGCACACCTCACCGGAACGGGCCTGAATGATCAGCCACGGCAGGTTGGAGGCGTTGCAGGCGAGCCGATCGGCCAGCGATGGCGCTGCCGGGGTCGTCGTGTGGCTATGAATCACGGCGACAATGGTTCCGGCCCTGGACGCCCGCCGCCAGTCCGATGGGTTGATGATGAAGTCTGCCTCGGGATCGTCGGCGATGTTCCCGCAGGGCCAATACGTCTGCCGGCCGTTGGTTTCAATCACCAACCCGCAGCTCTCGTGAGGGTCCAGGGCCTCGGCGAATGCTGCCGCCACCGTGATCACATCCTGATCGATCATCCATTGGTCCCGAACGATGAACCGGCGCCAGGGAATGCGCCGAATGGAAGCTCGCTACCAGCGCCGAACCGGGCCTCGCAGCTGGTCAGGCGTTTCCCGCAAACATCTTGCGCAGCGCTCCCCACCGCGCCGTCTGCCTCGTTGAAATAGGCGGTGCCGGCATAGGGGCAATCAACGCCGGAATAGTCCCAGGCGCTGCCGGTCCAACGGCGGTAGCGCCATTGGCAGGTGCTGGCCAACACCTGCCGCTTTGGCACTCGCACACCGGCCAGGTCGAACGCTGACGCCAGCTCGAATTCCACCACGTCGGCGCTCTCGCCGCTCAGCCGATCGATGTAGTACACCTCCGCCGGAGCGCTGGCGGATGGATCAGCGGTGGCGTTGCCGCCCTCGAAATTCACCGCGTCCAGGAACCGCCGCAGGGTGCGGATGCGAATTAGCTTTGCGCCGGTGAGGTCGCCGCCTGAGGTGGCCCGTACCTCCAACATGGCTTGAGAGATCACGCCCCCGCCGTTGCCGATCCGCACCCGTGGCCGGGGCAGCGCACCCTTTCCCTCCCAGCTGAACCCTTCCGCTTCAATCGGCCAGGCGTAGTAGGGGGCACCTCCCCACACCACATGGCCCGAGATCGTGCGTTCATTCGCCCCAGCGTGAAACCGGTAGATTTGGCAGGCGCCATGCAGCTCCGCCGAGAGGTGAAGCTCGAATAGCTCCACGACCGCCGACGGGGCCAGCTGGGCCAGCTCGGCGATATAGGCGGGGGTCAGGGCCATCAGTCGGGGGGGATCATGGCGGAAGCGGCCGCCGTCGTGACGGGACTAGCGCCGGTGCTGCTTACCACCACACGGGCAAAGACATATTCTGCGCCGTTATATCCCATCAGGTCAAATAGGTATTTCTTCAACGCATAGACGCCAGTAATTGATAGCGTATTGGTCGTGGCGCCGCTTACGGTGGCGATGATTGTTGCCGTTGAGCATGAGAAGGAGCTGAAATAGACACCCTCCCCGCTGTAGCCGGGATCCCACGTCGAGGCGGTAGGACTGCACCCGCTGGCTGCTGTTGCGCTGATTGCTCCGTTGCTGATATTCGCCCAGCTGGCGCCATCGTTGAAGCTCACCTGCCATTGATAGGTGAGCGGCGAGGCGTTGGAACTCACCGCACTGACGCTGAATTGCAACGTCTCGCCGGAGGTGCCAACGACCACGTTGGGAGCTGCCAGACCCAGCCAGTCGGCGTCGTATTGCGCCACCCAATCCGCCCATGCTGCGGCCTCGCCGGCGGAACCAACGGCTGCCTGCCAGGCGTCGTAGAGCGCATCACCAGCCCAGTAACCATCATCAGGCAGCGGCACCAATGGATCCGGCGCGGTGAGTTCGCGGCCGTTAAGCCAGGCGTTCATGAACTGATCTGCCGGTGGCGTGATGATCGTGATCACATTCCCCCCACACGGCACCGCCACCAGCCCAGGGGGCGACACCTCAAACACCCGCCGGAACGTCGCCTGGAGCATCGCCCGGCCGCCGTTGAATTGGTCCACTGTCCACCGATCGCAGCGCCATGCGGTGGCCGCTGCAGCGCCCGGTGCGGTCCAGCTGAACGGCTGCCCGTCTGCCGCCCGTGCTGCCAGGAACGCCTCAACCTCGGCGCGGCCTGTGGGCCACAGCTCGAACGTCAGGTCCCAGGCGGGGCGGACAGGGTTCAGCCCCCAGCGGCGCTCCTGAACCAGGCCATCGCCCAGTTGCGTCAGTCGGGCGCGGCTGCTGATGGCCTGTTCTGCCGGCAGGTTCGGCCGGTAGTTGGGGAACGCCGGGATCGTCACAGCGCCACCACCTCCTCGAATTTTGCTGTGACCTCATGGTGCTCACAGCTGGCCAGGTTTAGGCGCCATTCCCGGCACCGGACCAGCCGCTGGGAGTCGCCCACTGGAGTCCAGTAGAACGGCTCCCCGGCGGCCTCCCTGGCCTGCAGGAACGCGGTCAGCGCCACGCCATCAGCAGGGAGCAGGACGAAGCGCAGGCTGGGCCAGGTGCGTAGATCCTGGGCGCGGCCGATGGTGCCGCCCTGCTCCAGCTGATCAGCCGCAGGGCCCTGCCGGATCCGTGGCGCCCGTTCAACCGTAAGCGGCTCGGCGGGCACATAGGAGCTGGGGAGCGTCGCGGTCATGCCAGCAGGCCGCCGGGCCGGCGATGGTGCGCCAGGCGTGAATCGATCACCTGGCTCAGATCCCGCCCGAGGGCCTCGCTCCGGCTGTTGTCCCCGCTGGCCTGGGTGCCGCGTGCATCGACGTTTACTGTCACCGCAGTCCCGCCACCGCCGCCGCCTGAGAGCTGAACCGGGATTGCCCGACCGCGCGACAGCGGCACGATCGCCTCTGTCCCGTGCAGCATCGCGCCATAGCCGGACCTCGGGCCGGTGCTGATGCCGCCCTCGGCAAACCCTGGCGCCCAGCCGGGGCCAGCGGTGGGGAGCGTGATCTGCGGATTGAACGCACCGCCACTGCCGCCACCGATGGCGCCCAGCAATGGCCTGAGCACCATTTGGGCGATGATGATCCGGGTTGTATCACGCAGGATCTGAGCGGCGAACTCTCGAAAATTCGTCGTCCCCGTGGTGGTCAACTCCGTGAGCGCATCCGTCAGGCTGCCGATGCCATCAGTCGCCAGGCTCTGGAACGATTGGCGCATGGTGCCAACTGAATCGAGCCAGGAGCTGATTCCATCCATGGCACCCATCCCGATCCTGGAGTCCTGCTGGTTTTTGCCCATCAGGTCCATCCCGGTTGTGAAGGTGCTATCAGGCAACCGGCCACCAAACGCCAGCTCGGAATAGCGGCGCGTCTCGTCGGCCAGGATGCCGGCGGCGTCGGCCTGTTCGTAGATCAGTTTTACCTGATTGGTTAATTCTTCCGTCCGCTTTTTATCGGTTTCGGCCTGAGCGCTGGCGAGGTCCTGAGCGTTGCGGTAAGCCTGCTGCTGCATTTCGGCGTTGCCAGCACCCAGCGCCAGCCGCTTCTCCTGAACTGGTAAATCACTCGCCCAGATGCCGGCTTGCTTGCTGACCAGCTCTAGCATCTTTCGCTCACCATCAAGCCGTGCTTTCTTGATAAGGTCCTTGTCTTTTTCGGCTTGCATTGATTGCTTTTCGTTCTCCCATAACGCCGCTCTTAGGTCGGCTTCTGATCGAAGATCACGGACTCGGGCGGCTTGGCGTTGGGCATCGTCGTAATTGGCAGCAGATGCCTGAGCCACATCGTCCATACCGAATCCGACATTAGTTATTGAGCCGCCAAAGAATCGTTTTAACGCTGTTGCTCGATGAGGGCCCATTGCAGCAACGCCACTTGCTGGACTGGTCCCAAAAGCATCACGGCCGTTAGGATTTGCCTTTGGATTGCCGCCGAGAACTGTCCTGTAAAGGTCAAGCAAGCTGGCGCCTTGGGTAGACATGCCAACAGACTTGAACCTGTCCTCAAAATAACGGACAACAGGGCCCATGACTTGCTCTTCAAAAGATTGGCCCTGATGCGCCCCATATTGCCGTCGCTCCGGCGGACCAAATTGGATCAATCCTAAATAATTATTTCCGGCGCCACCTCGCTGGCTTGGGCTATAGCTACCACCAGTCTCAAAACCAATTATTGTGGCCAGATCAAGTGGGCTTACGCCAAGTTTTTTTGCTGCGGCTACCAATGCACGGGCTTGGCTGCCAAGCTGGAAGGATGCGCTCCCCCCACCTCCCCCACCTCCCCCGCCACCAGCCTTAGGCTCTGTGCCCCGCACCTTGGCAATAGCGGCGGCCACGTTCGGGGGCGTTGCGGTAGTTGGGAGCCGTGGGGGAGCGGCTGGTGTGATCAGGCGTTGTGTCTTGCTGTCGAACGTCCCCACACCAGGAACGCTGAAAGTAGAAGAGCCGACCGATGGCGCAGGCCCTCCGCCAAACACTGACGGGAACCTCTCTCGCACCGCATTGGCACCCCTGGCACCGGCGACAATTGGCCCGCCAATTGAGGTGGCCATTCCCCCCAGGGTTGCTGACGTGGCTGATAGCACGCCTTGGACTGGACCTGAGCCAAGAAACTTGATTAGGCCAGTAAGGCCTTTCAGTACCTCGGAAATTGCTGGAAGAACCACATCGCCCATTGTGGTAGACAAGTCCTTCCAAGCGTTATCAAATTGCTTCACCGGATCAATAGCTTTGCCAGCCGCAATGCCAGCTTCTGTAGTCGCCTTAGCGTTGTTTGCGGTAAATTTATTCAATCGTTCTAGCCTGTCATTCATCAATCCGACGACAGCCTTATAGCCATCAATATCGCTAAACAGAATCGCCATGGCATCTGTACTCATGCCGGTTTTCTTTGCGACATCTTCCAGGAATCCGGCCATCCCTTTAGCCGCAAGGGACTGAGCGTTAAACTCCAACCCAAGAGCCTCAGAAAGATCCGCCGCCTCTTTTGTTGGCTTAATAATTGACTTCATCATCTGGTTAATGCCAGAGAATGTAGATTCAACCGGCACGCCTTGAGCTGTCAGCGCAGAGATTGCCCCGTTGATCTGCTCAAGCGGAATTTTTGCGGCTGCAGCAGTTGGGACAAGGCGCCCAATCGATTGCGCATATTCGTTAACTTTGATCTTGCCATCATTCTGCGTGACAACCATCTGGGCCACAATCTTATTCACCTGCTCCGCCCTCATCCCATATCCGTTCAGGATCGAGGTAGCGGCATCCGCCACGGTTTTGATGTCGCTGAATCCCCCGGCAGCACCCTCAGACGATGCCCGCAAGATCTTCAGCACGTCATCCGTCGAGCTGAAGCCGCTGGAGAGGATTTCATAGGCAGCGGCCCCCGCAGTGGCCCGGTCCGTGAGGTAGCCCTGCTCCCTCACCAAATCCTGGATCCGTGCCGTCAGGCCTGCCGCGTCATCGCTCAGCGTCGAAATGGCTCGTGTCTGCGTCGCCACGTCCCTGGCATTGCCGACGCCCGTTCCGATCAGCGCGCCGCCGGCCAGCAGCCCAGCGCCGGCGATCATCCCGCCAGGGCCGGCCATCGCCAGCGCCCCGGCACCGGCCCCTAGGGCGCCCTGCATTCCGCCGCCCATCATCAGCGCCCCAGCCGCCGCACCGCCAGCGCTGTGCATTGCCTGCTGCCGCTGCTGCGTTGCGTTCAGGGATTGCAGCTGCTTCTCATAAGCCTGCAGATCCTTAGTCAGCACCTTATAGCGGTTAGACGTTGGATCCACCGCATTGCGTAGATTCGTTAGTGCATTGATCTGTTGATTGATGCTGTTGACGCTATTGCCTGCTGCCTGCCCATATTGTTTCGTGGCAATGTAGAGCTTATCAATTGTCCGCTCTGACATTTGACTTACAGCCGACAAATTCTTAAGTGAATTGCCGACCTGCTGGATATTATTCGCTCCTGATACTTGTGCCGTCAGCTTTAGGACGGTCTCCATCGAAACAGCCATCAGCCTCTAGCCTCCGCGAGTTCCATCAGCACACCAGTCTCAATCAATCGCACGTCGTCATAGAGCACCCTGATTGGATCACCCTCCGCCAGTTCCGCCAGGCCGCGACCGCCCAGCAGCACCAACAGATCCAGCCCAACCACGCCGCCCATGCTGGTGCGCCATTGTGTATCCATTCTGAGGAACATCTTCAACGCCTCAGCATTTTCTGGCCACACATCAAACACCTCAGGATTCTTCGGCTTGATCTGCGCCTCCGCAGGCAGGCCGAACAGCTCAGCCTGCTTATTCGCCACGCTCACATCCTCGCGCCGGCCGGTCTGAACCTTGGCCCAATGCCGGCCAGCGCCAATCAGTTTTTTGCCCTGGCATCCTGCAGGCTCTCGCGCCATGCAGCAGTGATTGCCGAGGCAACCTTCGCAACGGCCAGCAATTGCGCACGAGCAGCCACAGAGTAGGCCATCGGCACCGCCTCACCCTTGACCGTCTCCGTGATCTCACCCTCAGGCCAGCCGGCCAGCACCCGCTCTGCCAGCATCTGATCATTGATCAGCACCGGGGCATCAGCAGCCTGGAACCGCTGGCGATCAATCAGCGCTTGCACCTCATAGATCTCCGCCTGATCCAGCCGGCGGAAAAATACCTTGAACGTAGATCGATCATTCTTGCTATTGCCTGGCACCTCCAGTTCAACGGGCCATTCGTAGCTGTCGCTCAGGGTAATGTTGAACATGAATCAGATCAGGAAAGAACAAGTCTCCACTCATCGTTACCGACAGTAGGGACGGAATCAAACGGTGCATTGAGCATCTCAATCCCCTGCGAGCTGGAGCGGGTGAGTTGCCCGAGGTGGCAATTAGGGGCCAGCAAGGTGACGGTCCGACCGGCCGCACCGTTCAGGCTCACTGTAAAGATTCCATCGCTGGCGCCGCTGTTATCTTGGGCGGCCGCAAAATAGTTTTTCTGCGCAATCGTCGGCATCTCAAACATCACTGACCCGCTACTGGCGCGGCCGGTAGCGAGGACTTTCCGAGTGCAGCCCACCAGATTGCGATGCGCCAGGCTCACGCCAGCATCGAACGTGAATGATTCCACGCATGGGGAGTACCCCAGGAAAGAGACAGCGCCCGCACCGTCACGATCGAACAGCAGCGCGTCCACCTGATTGGTGTAGCTGGTGGGCGGTACTGCGCTGGTGTCGGTGACCGGGTTGATAATGCCCTCCATCGTGAACGTGAGCGTTGGCCGGTCGCTGGAGGGGCCAGCGCCGCTCCAGGTGCCGCGGCAGCCGGTTGCCTTAAACAAAATGTTGTCGTCGTAGAAGTAGATTGTGCAGCTGGTATCCGTCACCCCATCAGTTTGGGTGATAGGAGAGTAGAGCACATTTGCGCCGATAGAATAGGCCGTGGCCGACGCAGCCGTATAGGTTCCGGCATACGGCTGAACTGTTGCAACCTTCGTGCTGCCCACATATCCGGTGATCACCCCATAACTGCCGTTGCCGGTGCCGCTGGTGTTGGCGATCCTCGACCCCAGGTAGAACCCATCCACAGCGCTAGCAGTGTTGGCCAGCGTGATCGTATTGGTGCCGCCAGCGGTAGCAGAACCGGTCACGGCCGAGGCGGTAACGGTCTGCGCGCTTGCGCACGAGAGCATGAGCGGCGACCACGACGGAGCGGTGCCAGCGGTGCCGCTACCGGTGAATTCAACCGTGACTGTGATCACATGGCGCTGATTCGCCATCAACTTTTTGAACCCACCAAACGATGGGCGGATCCTGGTCTGCTCCACTGAATCGCCAACCAATGGCTGAACGTCCAGGCTGACGCACTGGATCCCATTGGCAGACGTTGGGCTGCTATCAGTCGCGTAATTTGCTCCCTCCAGTTTTGCCAGGATCCACTGTCTCTGAGTTACTGCCACCATCGCTCAGTTCCTCGGGAGCTGAAAGGTCATTTTCACGACGCCGGACACCATCAGCCCCAACGACGTAACAACCGCCCAGGCCGGCGTATTCGTCATGGAGATCAGGCATCAGGAAACCGCTGATAGTGTCACGCTACCGACTCGAAATCAGCCACGCTCGTGCGATAACGCACCCGGTAGCGCATTAGGAACCATCCCGACGTTGCGTCGCCCTGCTCCATTGCTGGCGTCCACCCCAGGTACGTCAGGCCGTTGCAGAGGCCCCCCAGCCGGCGGTCAGCCATCAGCCGGCGGTGGACGTTACAGACAATTGGATCCGCCGTCTGATCCGGCACCGCACCAACGGCGAACACTTCAATCTGCAGCGTAAGGTCATGATCGATTTTGCAGATACTAAACTCCGTCGCCGGATCATCGCCGGGGGTGATCACCAGCAGCGGCGCTTCCGTTCGATCCGCTGAATCCTGACGGCTGCGATACACCCCTGTCACCCCTGCCGTAGGGGCCAGCAGCGTCGCCACATAGGCCAGGATCCGCTCTCGCTGTGATGCCATCAGATTTTCTCCAGGGCGATCGTCCACAGGGCGCCATCGCCCATGGGTTGGGGTGCCATCCGCGACACGAATGCCACTCCGTCAACCGTGATCGCGGTCCCTCGCGGCGTGCCGGCCGCATCCTCAGCCGCCACCTCCAGCACATAGTCAGTCGTCATGACCTGCCCATCCAGGATCGCCTCAGTCGGATGATGGAGCACTCCCTGATAGACCGTCTCATCGCCGGTGATCAGGTAGGAGTTTCCACAGCGGCGGTTTGTGATCGCCATTGCCCTGCGGCTCATGTCCATGAACGCCATTGCTCAGCCTCCAGATGCTGGGCCAGGGATCAGCTGGTCCCCGTTCACGTACCAAACCCTGGCGCGGGCATTCACGGCCGAGCGATCAAACAATTTCACGCCCTGGGGGCTTAGGTAACCCGGTGGCTCACCCTCGTTGCTCATGGCCGACCATTCCAGGCCAGGGATTAGGGCCAGGATATGGGTCCGCTCGAAAATCGTGCCGGTCTGCGGTAGGCCAGCGGTGAGCATTGCGGCAACCGCACCTGTAGCCGCGATATTTACATGATGACCACCGATCGTGGTTGCTTCGTCGCGCTGAATGGCGCCGATCTCATCGATGTGGACATCGAGAGCGGGGATCAGCACGTTGCCCTCCAGCGTGGCCAGCGGGGTGCCATCGGGGAACACCTGAGACGTAATGCCCTGCCGGAAGCAGGCTCGATCAGGGCACCAGCAGAGCACCTCGATGACACTGAACGGCATCACATTAAGCCCCGGATGGTTGCCACCTGATCAGCTGAATAGGTGCCCGGCAACACCATTATTCGACCAATGGTGTAGCCGGGGTTGAGAGTGAGGGTGCCGGCTGATAGGGTTGCGCAACCGGCTGGTTTCTCGATCAGCGTGACGCCAGCGGTTGGGAGGCCGGTCATACTGGCGGAGTCGGCAAAGCGGGTGGCGGTCGCGCCGGCGGTTGGGATATACGAGTCAACTCGGTCGGTTTGCAGTTGCAGCCCCCAAATATCAATAGTCACCGCAGAGTACGGACCAGCAATAGCTTTTCCATTTAGGCCAAACTGATATTGCATAAAATTAGACTTGGTTCCAGTTAAAGCCTTTGCAAAACTGTATCGGGCCCAGCTGTCTGTAATTGTAAAAACTTCTCCAGTATATGCTCCACCAAGGTCTGGCGCTAGGCCTGAATTTACTGCATAAATGCCTACGTTATTAGCGCCGGAGACTCTTTTTATCCAGGCTGAGGCTCCAACAACGCCCGAAGTAAACGAGGCTTGAGTCAAGCCAGAATTGCCATAAACATATGATTGACCCGTTGTCGCAATAGCCGCAATAGCCGCTCGTTCGACTGTCCCCGTTGATCCATCCGGCAGCGTCCCGCTGTAGGTTGATCGGACTGGCCCGCCGATCTGCGCCCAGCCAGTCGTTAGCGCTTCGCTACGTTGCAACCCATTTGTCGCTTGCCCCTCAAACAGCAATCCTCGCCGCGTCAGTGACACGGGATCAAAATCAAACCTCGCAACGTTTGTGCTGGCTGTTTGCAATAGGCCGTTGCTGCCAATAAACGTACCATTGCCGGAGCGAGTATGTGTAAGCGATCCACCAAGGCTGCCGTAATTTGTCAGCGTTCCTTGCAACCGAAACTGATAATCAACCAGTGCAGAGGGCTGGACAAATGCCAGCAGATCAACCGTCCCACCAAACAAAAAAGCGCTTTTCATCAATACGACTCCCGCACCTGGGCGGTGCTGGTGCCAGACGCCAGCAGGCCGTACCATGCTCCAGCTACGCCCGTGAAATCTGCCTGATCCAGGAACACCCCATTCCCGGCGGGGATTGTCACGAACGTGTTTGCAGTCGTCACCGGTGTGGCGCTGCCAATGCTGAGCGCCGCCCCTCCTGATGGGTTGAAAATTAGCAGCCTCTTCCTGCCCGCCCTCGCGGCCAGCAGCTGCACCGTCGTGGTCGAGGTTGCCACTGAGGTCTGAGCGTCAGCCGTTGGCAGGCCTAGCGCTGTGCCGCTACTGCTGCCGTCAAGCATAATTACCGGCAATGGATCCGCCGCGCTGACAGTCACGCCAACGTTGTTTTTCAGAAAATTCAGCAGACCCATAGCATCGACCTGAAGATAAAGAATGTGGGGCCATAAGCTGACCCCGGGCTATCAAAGCGTCAAACGGTGATGCCGTTTAATACCACCACGCAGGTGGCATCGCCATCAGCGCAGGTGTTCAAGAACGCACCAATCAGGCTGTTGCCAGACGCTGAAGCGGTGACGTTTTTGTTGGTGTTGTTCCAATAAGCCTTTGCCCCCTGGCTGCCGCCGGTGCTGGCGCCCGTGGCCTTGGGCAGGGTGCGAACACCCTCCAGGCCGAACGTGCCCACCTCACCATTGGCCAGGGCCGTCACGGCGACACCAAACAGCGACCCCACCAACGCACCACCACCAGAGGCAACGGCGTAAGGGGCGGCCAGGGAGACATAACGCCCCTCTTGGACAAGATTCGTGGCCATTAAACTAACCTCCTTGAAGGTGAATTAGGGTTTTGATCAGGTGCCGCTAGAGCGGTAGATGAAGCGATAATCGGTAACTGCGCAGCCAAAGTCGAAGCGGCTGAGCAGCGTTACGCCATCAGGATCACGCTCGGGCACGTTCGTGATGCTCGGGCCGGGCTCATCTGCCAGGTAGCCATAGACCAAGCCATCGGTCTGGCCGGTAGCAGCGGCGTACCACTGAGTGGCGGAGCCGTCCAAGCGGGGCTCCACTATCAGCTGCATTGCACCCGCGTATGGGTTGGGGCCGGCAGCGCCGGTCAGCGCAGCCGGGGCGTAACCGTTCGGATACAGGAACTGCTGAGCCGTGCCCTCCAGGTCGCTGGGAACGATCAGGTAGTTAGGCACCAAATTGATTGCAACCCCGCTGATGTCGGTTTGTTTGCGCATGGCCTTCTTGGCTGCATTGACCCCAGCCACGCCAATAGCGCCGGTGCCGGTGTTGTTATGGCCAGCGGCAAAAAGCGCCAATCCATCAACAGAGGTGGTGGCATTGCCGCTGATCAGTGCCCACACCAGATTGGACTCCAGCCGGCGGAAGCCGCGTCCCATGTAATTAGGGATGCGATTTAGGAAGCTCAGATCATCGTTGATGATCATCTGACGCGAGAAGAGAATTTTCTTCGCGTAGGTGGTGAGCTTCCAGGTGGCCGATGCTTCCTTGAGTGTGGCTTGGGTGTATTCACCTCCCTCAAGAAGTTGACTGGGGAGCATATCGGCAGCCATGATTACCCGCGTTGCGGACTTAAAGTCCGGCAGGTTCTGCTGGGATGAAATCGCCTTCCAGGTGTGGGGCTCCTCCTCGTAAGCGGCCTGAAGGGTTTTGTTGGCCACATTGCTCAGCAGCAACGGAATGTCGCTGGTGCTGTGCATGGCGAACGAAATCAGATCGTTCCGGCTGCGCCCTCGGGGATTGAAACCGCGCGATTCCGCATACGTGCGGATCATGTCCATCATCGACCAACCGCGATAGTCAGCGGCCAGCGCGCGGTCTTCATCGCTGAATTTCATCCCCGGCGACGCCTTGGCCAGCACCGCACAACCGAGGGCCTTCACCAAGGTGTCGCCAGCGTCACGGGTAACACTGACCTGCGCAGGGTGGCCGGCGGTGGTGGTGGTGAGCGTGGCGGCGTGGGCCCTCACGATCTCCACAGCGGCTTGAGCGAACGGCAGGCCGCCATCCACCAGGGCCTGGACACGATCAGCCGGCAGGCCAGCTTCAGCGGCACAGCGGCGGATCTGCGTCTCTCGCAGCAGGGCGGCGGCATCAAGGCGCTCAGGCTCGGGAGCGCTAGCAGCAACGGCAACAGGCGCAACGGGCGCAGCGGTCACCTCAGGAGTTGGAGTGGTGGCCGGGGGCGCCCCGGCCTGTGCCTGGTCAGTCATGGATTCATTCTCAGCAGGGGGGAGGATTTCTGCTCCTGCCGTCAACCTACCGACCGCACTCCATACCCTCAGCTCATCAGGAATACCGCTAAATCGTCCATTTGGCATTGGCGGCACACTGGCCCGCACATCCGCCGGAGCCGTCACCTCGTCCGCCAGGCCAACCGCTACAGCGGCCTCAGCGGTGAACCACGTCCCGGCGCCGCTGTTGTTGTCCATCCATTGGGTAACCAGCTCAGGCGATTGGCCCGACCGCTTGGCGTAGGTGGCTCGGTAGCTCTCGGAATAGGTGTCGAGCATGTCCGCTCGGCTGCGCATCGCCGCCGCGTCACCCTGGGCGCCACCCCAGCAGTTGTGGACCATCATTAGGGCATTACTGGGCATGACAATCTGGTCGCCCGCCATTGCAATCATTGATCCGGCCGACGCCGCCACGCCATCAATGACGACGGTTTTTTGCCCCTGATACCGGGCCAACATGCCGTGAATTGCAACCCCGGCACCAGCATCCCCGCCATAGCTGAAAACGTTGACCGTCAGGTCACCGCTCAAGCCATCAAGCGCTGTTGCTACATCTTCGGCAAGAATATCAATCCCAACATCCCCATAAAGCCTTAGCGACTGCTTCCCAGCAGCGGCTAATACTTTCACGCCCAGCATCATGCAGTTGCAGCTTGCTTCAAACTACCGAAGGCTGACAGCTGCATCCCCTCCCACTTCTGCCGGTCCTGCTGATATTCAGCAAACACTTCCTCGGGATCCCTGCCTAACATCCGCTGCGCTTCGCTCAGGCTCATCAAGCCGCCCTGAATTGCCTCAATCATCATCGGGATTTCCTTCGTCGGGTCGATCATTTCCCGCCGTGGTGGTGTATGAATCCAGCTCACACTTCCGCGTAACGCCCCCGTCATCCGCGCCAGGTCGTCATGCCAGCGGCACACTGGATTCAGCAGCTGCGGAACTGTGACCTTGCCCTGTAGGTACAGCACCCGCCGCGCAAACTCCAGCCAGCCACCCCGAAAGCTGGAGTAGTTCACATTGGATAGATCACCCGTCAGGCTTTCGTATGTCACGTCATAGGCAACCGCCACAGCACGCGCATATTCTTTATGGGTAGCAACAAAGTCGCCCGCGCCAGGTGGTGACGCAAACCTTATATCCTTCCCCGGCGGCAGGTGTTCAACGGCTCCAGGCTCCAGGCTGTCAAAATCAATTCCGGTTGTGCTACCAGCCTCAGAGGATTCGGTATCAACAACAAACGCAGCAAAACATGCAGCGATCTTTTCCCGCATCTGCATGGCTTCCCTGATTGTCCCCATATCCCGCAACGTCAGAATGGCCGCCGTTCCAAACGGGATCCCCATCCGCTGCCCCGGCCGGCGGCAATCAAAGTGCAAGATGATTTCATCCTTTGGTACAAACGTCGATGTGATCCTTACCCCATTACTCATTACCGTTTCGCCTGGGTGGCTATCGCGCAGCCAATAACCCATCAGCCGCCCGTCGCTATCAAACTGCTGGCCGAACAGAATATTTGTTCCATTGTCCTTGTTGAAATCAAGCCAGTCCGGCTCCAGCACTTGCAGCTGCAGCGGCACCAGGCCCTTATCCATCAGCGGCGCATGGATCCGCTTGCGCACAATGCACGCACCGCGCACCGCTGTTGTCCTTGCAATAATTGATTGCAGGCCATACCAGTCACTGATGCCGTAGAAATCGCAATCTGTAGACTCCGCCCAATTTTTGAACGTTCGCTCATACTTCTTTGTTGCCCCTAGCGGTTTCGACATAATGCCGTCACCGATCCAGTTCTGAACAATTACACTCACCGCTCTGCTCGCCAGGGGCTCATCATCCACCAACGACTGATGGCGTTTTACCAGCCACCACCAGGCGGCCTTCAGGTCAGAATTAGGCCCTGAACTTGTCGCCCACCATCCTTCAGTTCTGCGCGTTTGCTTTGCGGCCTCAAACGCCTTGATCCGCAGCTGGGTCACCTCATCCCGCAGCCGTGCCAGCTCGCCGCCTTTCTTCGTCATGTGCAGCGGCTCACGCTGAAATAGGTCCGCCGGATCCGTTGATTCGTGCCGGTCTCCTCCAGCTCGCCCGCCATGATCCGCTCCAGCTGCAGCATCTCCGCCAGGCTGCGATATTCCAC